AAGCCCATTTAACCAATTTAATGTTATCTGCTTCAATATCATTTAAATCATAGATTATTCCTGTAAAAGAAGATAATCTGTAATGTCTATCAATAATAGGATTTGAAATATTATTAGCAAATACTGGATCTAATGCAGGTTCATGTACTATAGTAATCTTGATTTTAGGGAAAGCTTTCAAAAAGAAAGAATTAAATCTCATTGTGTAATTCAAGTTTTGTCTATCTCCTTGTAAAAATCTCTCAGATTCTCCAACTTGAACAACTACTCCTGAACTACCAAATTCTTTTTTAATTTCTTTTTGAATAAATTCATATAAACCAGCACCTACTTTGAAAATAAATTCTCCATCAGCTTGAAAATCAATACGATGTTTGAAATGTAATTCAATTCTAGCTCTTAAATAATCAAGAGACATTGTAGATAGATTGTATTTTTGTACAGTACCATATGTTCTATGTTGCCAGTATAAACCTGGAGAAGTTTGCATAGTATCATACTGAATAGAAGTAGTACCACCTGTACCCCACATTAAGTTCATAGTCCATTCGTACATTAATTGATCCATAGTAGCTCTTTCAATCTCCATGAACCAGTTTTTACCTATGATATCTTTTTTTGCAGCAGACTTATCTCCTTTATAAACTTCATTTACAATTTTAGAAATATTAGTAGAAGGCTCTCCTAACATATATTTATATGCATCAGAACCAGGGGCAAACTTGTAAAGTTCCCAAACTCTATAATCCTGTCCAAGATCTTTTGATTTACCTTGTTGTAACATGATTAAAGATTTTTTATCTATAGAAAAATTTTTAGCAATTTCTGTATTAGATAATCTATAATGCCACTGTCTTTCTCCAACTTCTGTTTGGAAAGTAGAAGCTACTGTATCATTATTATCTCCTCTACGAGAAGTAATTTTATAGTATTGAGTACCTGGAGTTAAAAACTCTTTAGATAAATAAGCATTTTTAGCTGCTACTCCATCTATTTTCAAGTGATGTATCCATCTATCGCCATCTTTATAAGGTTCTTGAGTTACAATCAATTGAAATTGATTGTGAATATGGTCATATGTGATTACATTAGTTACAGAAAAAGGTTTATTAAATGCAACTTTAAACTCTTGTCCATCAATACCTGGTTTTTCAGTTTCAGATAAATCTTCTACAATCATAGGGTTTTCTAAAGCAACTGCTGTACTCCAAGTAAAACCTTTATCTGATTCTACAGATACAGTTGTCTTAGCAATCTGATCAAAGTTATAAAGTGGTTGAACATTTCTAAAAATTTGTGTCCAAGTTTTAACTAATCCCAAATCATCCATTGGGACTTCTTTTCTGATACCAGCAGCAAATAAATTACTTTCAGTAATGTGTGTGTTAGGAGAATAGTATTGCTTGTCTTGTACTAAAACTCCTTGTTGTAATAAATTGGGTGTAGCCATAATTGTGTTTAGTTATTTAAATTTAATTTAACAAGATCCTTTGATTTTTTTACCTCCAGACATGTTGGTTTTATTTTTAGTCATTTTCGGTGCAGGTAATTTTGTACTTACTTTTTTACCTATTGCTTTTATCATTTTTGTCATATTAAAATATATTACCTGGTTTTTTAATTATTGATTTTTTATCACTCTCTACAGAAGTTATTTTATCTGCAACTTTAAGTTTTTTTATAGTATCATTTGCTACTTTTTTTTCTGCTGAAATTTTCAATTGATCTACTAACTCATTAGGTGCTACAGCAGCTAAACTCATCAATGCTAATATTTTATAAGTTTCTTTTGGATTTTCACTGTGTATATAATTATCAATTAATGCAGTCAATCCTAATTTCTCTTTATTATCAGTAGGTCTTACAGCAAAAGTTGATAATACATTTGCTACTTGTTCTTTTTTAGATTTTGATAAATTAATACCAAAAATATTATCTTCCTTTAATGCTTCATTCACAAAATAATTGTGATATTTTTTAAAATCTTCTTTTTCTTTTTGTTTTAAAGCTATAGCATCTTCTTTCTCTTTTTGTTTTTTATCTAAATCTTGAGAAATTTCAGATTTAGCATCTTCAAATTCAGATTCTAGTTCATCTCTATCTATAATCTTTTCCACTTGTTTGGAAGCCCATTCACTATCTTTATTTTTCTCTTTAGCTAATCTATTATAATATAATCTTACTATTTTTTCTTTTTCTTCCTGAGTAGGATTTTCTGGAAGTTTTTCAATTTCTTGATAGTCAGAAAGATCCTTTATTAAATCAGATATTGAGACTCCTTTAAATTCTCCTGTTAATACTTTTTGCATAGTAGGACTAAGTTTAGAAATAGCTTGTTCTAAAATAGTTTCAGCTAGTTTTTCTCCTTGAATTTTTAGATTTTGTTGATATAAATCAACAAATTGTTCTGGAGTGTAGTTTAATTTATCTTCATCATCACCCTCATACACTAAAAATTCATCATTAGATTTGATTAATAATTGTATCGCTTCCCCTAAAGATGAATTTCCAGATTTATTATCAACAGTTTCTTTATCAGAATCCTCATTAAAAAGATTAGGAATTTGTTCTTCTTTTACTTCTTCTGAGAATAAATCTAACTTTTCAGTTTCAATATTTAAATCTTGTGTTTCAGATACAGATTCAAACAATGAATCTATTTCTAAGGGATTATCAAATACTCCCTGATTTTCTTTTTCTATCATATAAATTATTTTTCTTCTTCAATATTAATTTAATAAGTTATTTTTAATAATCCTAATTTTTTTTCAATTAAATAACATTTTTTTAATTTTTATTTTTTTGCATTTGCTTTTGCAACTAATAAATCATTTTTTTGATTTGCTAAATCTCTCTGTATTTCCATAGTTTTTATTCTCTCTTTTGACTGAAGTTCTTGCTTTTTAATATTTACTTTTTCTTTTTCAATATCTATTTTAGATTTTATCTCTTTTTCTTTTGATTTATTTTGTAGTTCTGTATTTAAAATATCAGCATAAGACTTTTTTTGCTCTAAATTAAATCTTTCTACTTCTAGTATATCATTTACTCCTGAATTGTCTAAATCACTTTCATTTGAAAAACCTAAAGACCTAACATCTGCTACATACATATCTTTTATTCTATCTTTTTGTTTTTCTTCTGCTTCAAATATTCTTTTTGCTTCCGCTTCTTGTTGTTGTGAAGCTAATTGCTTATCTAACATTTCTTGTTCATGTTGTCTTTGAACTTGTTGCTGCTCCTGTGCTTTTTGTAAAGATTGAGCTAATTGATCTTTTATATCTCTAATATTAGATGTTTCTATTATTACAGCCTTATCTAAAAGAGAAGCACCTGTAGTATTATCTTGTATAGCCAGTTGTCTTAGTTGTTCTAAAGCTCTTGAAGAATCTGGAGAAGATGTTACATAAATGTTAAATCTTCTAAGAAGTAAATCTTCAGTATCTAATTCAAACATCATATTTTCCTGGTCTGAATTTAAATATTGAACTCTTGAAATTGGTTTTTTTGATTCTACATATTTCTCAGCATCTAAAATAATGGTTTTAAGTTCTTCCATCAATTTAGTGTGATTGAAGAAATATAATTCTGTTTGAGAATAAGAATTATTAATTGCTTGATTTACTCCTGTAGCAGTTTCTTGGGAATTTATAGTTCCCATTCTTTGAGGGGTAATACCTATAATTTTAAGAATTTGTTGCTCACAATAATTTGCTAATTCTATACGAGATTGGAATTGAGGGTTTTTCAATAAATTCACAACAGTAGGTTGTTGCATAATAGATCCTCCTTCCATATTGGAAGATGAATTATCTACAACTCCTAATCCTGTATCCTTAGCTGTCATTATAAATTTAAGCCAGTTATATTTACCCCAACTGCCATCCAGTGATTTTTGAGGAATTAACTTTTGATCCATGATATAAAATAAACCAATTTCTGTTTTGGCAAATTTATCTATCTCATTCATAAATCCATTGTAAAGCACTTGGGAAGCTTTAGTTTTATCTATTAAAGATAGTTTACCTACATTCATATTAGGTTCAAAACCATCACATCCTACTACAGGAATTTTAGGTTTAAAAGGATTGATGGAGTCAGTATGTTGATATTCAGTAGGTTGTACATCTATATACACCCATCCTCTTGATACATCTTTATTTAATTCATCTACACTATCTTCTTTACCAAAGATAGTTTTTTCTAAATAATCATTTTCATTTACTACTGTAGAGGGTACTGAACCATATGAGAAGTTAACTTTAGTTCCTTTCCAAACTTGAGGAGCATAGAAATATTCCAACTCTTCCCCTGCAATTAGATTTTTATCTTTATCATATTGAGGTTTAATAGTTACCTTAAAAGTATCATCCACTACTTTCTCCACTTTAACCCCTTCATATACAGCAGTTAATTTAGCTAATCTCCTTCTGGACATCCAGTAACCCTCAGTAATTAATACTTTAGAAGTAGCAGACAATTCCATTCCTCCCATCATATATTTAAATGCAATCAATTTTTTCTCATTTATCATAAGAGATTGATTATCATCTGGTTGTAATCTACGTTCTGAAAAGGAAGGAGTCACACCTAAAGGTGTGTTGTATTTTTCAACTAAGGCTTTATCTATTTTATCTCTATATTTTGATACTACATCATGTATAGTTGTCCAATATTGTCTGGCTACTAAATCTGCATCAGTAGTGTATTTTACGTGTTTAGGTTTAATAACTAAAGTGTCATAAGGATTCCATAGTACTACATCAATGTCATTTTCATCTATACGAATTTCTGCATAAGCTTCATCTACAATTAATTGATGTTTAAAAAGTTCCAACTCTTTTTCTTGCAACTTATATTTATAAGTTGCCTGTTCCATAATTCTATTTGCCCATTCTTCGTAATTAGATTTATAATTACGTTGCATGAATTTTTGAATCTCTGGAAGAGACATTGCTTGTTGCATTTGTCCCTCAAATTGTTGTTGAAAATCAGGATTATCTTGAGTAATCCCTTGTTGCTCGAGGGCTTGTGCAATTTTAGTTTGGGCTTTTTGTTGAATGTACTGAAGCATTAATTGTTTTTTATACTCATAAGCTTCATTAGTAGAGTATTCATCAATAGCTTTAATTTTGATGTGGTCAAACTTTTTAAGTAATTCTCCACTCAATACATTTATAATAGTAGGAACAATTGGGTAAAAATTAAGATCATCCGCAATTATTTCACTTTCAGCTAATAAAGATGCTTCTAATCCAGTTTCTACAATATCAAATAAACCTTTAAATTCATTATCTTCTACATCTATATAATCCGTTACATCTATGACTCCTTGAGCCATGTTGTAATTTTTAGAAAGTCTTTTTTGTTTCTCAGGAAGATGGGACTTCAATAACTGCTCCATCCAATCAAGATTAGCTCTTTTCCATAACTCATCTTTTTCATCTGTAGGAAGAGCCTGAGCAGGCTGTCCAAAAATTCCACTATTATATATTATTGGCATTAAATAATTTTTTTAAGTTTGTGTGAGAAAATCTATTCCTCAACATTAATTTAGCATTTTTTTGGTTAAAATTTACATTTTCTTTTGTATCTTCTGGGATTACTCCTAAAACTTCATTATTTTTAGCATGTAATAAAGCAAGTCCAAAAGAAATTATAGAGTCATAATTCCCTTTTTCATATTCTTTTTTAGGTCTGTAATTTACCAATTCTCGCAATAGTTGTAAATCTCTTATTCTTTCTATTCCATAATGAACTGTAGGTTCCCCTGTATTTTCATCATAGGTTGTATAAATTGGCTCTTTGATATAAGCAGATATAGCGTCAATAATTTTTTCATGCAATTTAGGGGTCATTACTACTCCATAGGGTTTTGTTAAATGTGCTGTTCCTTGAGGAGTTAAATCTTTTGACCATTGAGGAGCTTTAGCTAATCTAAATTGTTGTTTAGCTATAATTCCTTGTTCTATAAACCAGTTTACGTTATTTTCTACAAGAGCTTCTGCATTATACCATTCTAAAAGTAATAGAGCTTTTTGAAACCAATCCATTTTATCCTTTGGTCTCGACATATATTTAGCCACTATTCTATCTTCTGTATATTCTTCTGATAAATTGTGTGATCCTTTATAGATGTGAATTACATTTAAAGAGGGAGAATTAATTGATTCTGAATCTCTTACAATATCCACCCCTGCCCAATAAACTCCATATGTTTGTCTATTTGGAGGAGGAAATTCCCATATTTGCATTACCCCATCCTTGTCTTTTCTCTTTGGATCAATTGGGTGATCAAGAATAGGTTTGTGGTCATATTTAGATAATAATTTATGTTTGACTACTTTATCTTGAGTTCTGTATAAATCTATAAATGTTCCATGATCTTCATTTTTTTCTACTTTAGCTATTTGAGGATTAATTAAATCTGTAGGAAATACATTATCTCCTCTATATTGAAAACATTCAGCCAGGGTAAGAGGTTTTTGGGAAATATCAAATTTATCTGCTTCTTCCCCCTCATCTATTAATCCGTTTCTTTTTTTCAGAATATACTCTGTTGCTCTTTCCACAAATGAATTACCATCTTCATCAAAAAAAGGTTGTCCATAAAATTCTGAAGTAGGATCTCTATCAATACCAAAATATGACCAAGATTCGGGTACAAAAAATCCACATTTTTTACCTGAGAATTCATTGTCCTTATCCCAAATATTATCTACAGCGTAAAATCCATTTTTTTCAGGATATTGAATATACTCTTTTAAACCCCCTTCTAAATGTTTTAATTCTCCAACTGCTCCTGATATGATTATAGTACCAGTTGCCACATCTCCTAAAGTAATCATGGGTTTCACATAACCTATAAATTTAGATAATACAGGATTTACCCCAGCTTCATCTGCAAATATAAAAGATGCTGATCCTCCTACCCCTTTTGACGGAGATTTAGAAAGTATTAATCCTTTCAGAATATTCTTCCTACCTACAGTAATATTTCTTCCACTTTCAGATATTACCTGTTTAGCTACCCTCCAATTTAAAGGTTTGGATGGAGTAAATTCTCTGTACCAAGCAGTATGAGTATTAAGGTGTTCTCTATAAGGTTCTATAACTTCAGTCCAAGTCTTTAAAACCTGGGCTTCTTCATAAGTAGCTAAATAATTAGGTGAACCTCTTTCAAAAAAAAGTTCCCTAATTAAAGGAACACAAAATTTTAAAGTAAAACCTGCTTGTCTTTTCTTAATAACTACAAAGTGTTTTTTTAGAAACATAGCATGTTCAAGACAAAGAAATGTATGATAATCCATATCATACACATCAGGGAATTCGTATTTTTTTAATTGCTTATGATAAATAGGTAAGTAATTCAGATAAAAATAATATAATCCTGGAATATAAAAACCATCTATCCAAAGACCTTCTTTGATTTTTTTTTCTTCTTCATCCCAAAATTCATTCCAATCATGGGTCTCTTCTACTAAATCAGTATAAT